TCTCGTAGCCTTTAGCAGGGTTTTATTTAATATATACGCATAACCTTCTGGAGATGTATTGATAAGTTTTCCTAGATTCATCATTTGGGCTGCATTGGTCAGCTTGCCATAGATGGTGTCAAAAAAAGAATCTGCTGCCTGAACATCGCCAGCCAATCTCGCGTCTTCCATCGAAACAAATTTTGCAGTTTCTCCAGTTAAGTCATCATTTGCTGCAATTGCTGCTCTTGCCTCTGGAGTCAATTGCCTTAATTCTTTTGCCAGCGTCTTTGGGGAAAATGTATTCAATAAAGCCCTATTTCTTTTGTCGGCAAATTTGGCGGCCAATTCGTCTGACGTTCTTGGATCTGCTATCATTCGTTCTGCCGTTGCTCGCACTTTTTGTCCCGGACCTGCTCTTTGTTTCAGTTCTTGAATTAGCTTCTCCCTGCCTATGGAAGGAGTTTTTGAGCCAGCACCAACTGGCCTTCTTATTACTCCCTGCACAACCATTGTTTCTGTGCCTTCCTTACTATGCGGAAGCGTAATTCCCTCTATCCCTTGTTTTTTTAGGGAATCAAAAAATGGTTTGTCTAGGAATCTTGACTGCGGTGGTATTTTATTAAAAATTGCATTCTGAACAATGTTGCCAAGCCTTTTTTCATCTTTTGCGTATAAATCATCTCTTACTTTTTTGAGTGTTTCATAAAACATATTTCCTTCTCGGTAATCAATAAGCTTGCTTGTTGGTATACTTATCTCATACACTCTGCCCTGCGAGGCAAGAACGCGCTCGTATTGGTCAAGCTTTTCTAATGCTGAACTTGCCTCATCAAATTGTTTCCCACTCAATAATCCTTGAGGGTCAATTTCTGGCTGATTTGCAATTGCGTTCTTATATGCCCTATATGATTTTATTTCATCATCAGTCAATCCAGCTTTTGACAAATCAACATTCTTTGTTCTTGATGCTTTGTATGATGATGCCACGTCTTTTGATTCGGACATAAACACAAGACCCCTTGTGTCTGGCTTTAATTCTTCGATTTGTGATGACGGCGAGCCATGATAAAATGTTTTTACTGGCACTTCTTCTGCTGAACTAATTGCTCCTTCTGCGGCTGCCTCAATCCTTGGCACTGCCTGCTCAACCTTTGGCGCAACAGTCTCAGCCTTTGTAAAAGCCCCACGAACAGCCTGTCCTGCTGCCGTTAATCCTTTTCTACCCACGCCAATAATTGCACCAGCAGTTGGCGTTAAGGCTGATGCGGCAAAAGTAGATACTGGATATTCCGCTATATCACGCTGTCTTTGCGCCTTGAACTCCTCTACTGCCTTATCCCCAGCAATCATCCTTGCGGCTTGTTCTTGCAGCCTGCCAGCCGCGCCAGCCGATAGAATTGCACCAGTTGCTCCAAGCAGAAACTTGGGAACTGTTGGTATCGGTAATGCGCTTATTCCCTTGACTGCAAGACCAGCAGCAGTAGCTGGTATAAACTCTTCAGCAACTGCTCTGCCAACAGCCCCTAGTCTTGATGGCTTTTCCTCTACTGACTCAAGCAATCCTTCTGGATCTTGTGCCGCTTGTTGTGGTGCTTGAGTTGGTGATTCAAGAAGACCCTCTGGATCTTGCTGTTCTTGCGCTTGCTGCTCGATAGGCTCAAGCAACCCCTCGGGATCTGCAACCTGAGCCATTGAGTTAAGGGACGATTGAATATCCCGAATCTAAATATACTTCAGAAACTTTCTTGCCAGGCTTAGTTTTTGACTGACCACTCCATGCGCTTTTCTTTATTCTCTGAACACTTCCATCTGGAGATCTTAAATTTATATATTCATTCTGAGTTGACGGAGCTTGCTCAACAGGAGCAGCACTCTCCATGGGGGCAGAAATTTCTGGAGTACCCATGTATCCAGACCGTTCTTCAAGTAATTTCCTTAGCTCTTCTTGGCGAGATGTTGCCTTCTCTGTAAAAGTTTTACGCAGCCCGCCAATACTACCAAAAAAGTCTGGGCCAGTATACACATTTCCCTCTGCCTGCGCTTCTCTCGCCTCTGTTTCAGCTCTAATTGTTTCCTGCCTTTTTGCCTTAATTCTTTTTTCAACATTTTCAAGTTTGGCTTCCGTCATTTCATCTGCAAAAGCATCTTGCGCTGTTTGCATATTTCTGCCAGCACCATTAAGAAATGGCTCAAAGTCTGGGTTGGATTTTACCGTATCATATTCATCCGCATAAACTCGCGCCTTGGGTCTTCCGTCTGCGTCAATATCAATATAAGACCGCATTGGTTTTGCGACTTCTTTTTGCCCATCAAGATTAAAATTAAACATTGCCATATTATTGCTCCAATTATTTCTTGTTAAAATCCCTTGCTGAAACTAAATAGACTTCCAAGACCAGAGGCAATGTTTCCAAATGCTTGCGATCCAGTTTCTTGCCTAGATAACGCGCCTACATTTGCTCCGTATGTGCTGGCTTGGTAATCAGCCTGCGAGCGATAAAGCTGATTAAACGCATTGGTAAGCTGGACAGGAATCTCTGGGCTTGTTGTCTGATAGAAGTTAGCAGCCGTAGAAGGCTGTTGGTTAAACCCGCCGGGGAGAGCTTGATTGGCTTGGATGTAGCTCTGCATCGCACCCTGCTGTTGGGCTGTGCGCTGGCCTGCAAGGTTGTAGATCGAAGGTCCGCCACCAATGAAGTTAGCGGCTGCTCCAAGCCTATTCTGACGCAATGCGTCACGGAACGCTATGTCAGCTTTGAGCGCATCACCAGTTGACAAGCCAGACCCAAGGAAACTCTGTGCCGCACCATATCGTGCCAGCTTGCGCTGTTCTCCGGCAGCACCAATCTGTGCGGCCTCTTGTACTGCTGGTCCAATTCCAAAGATGTTGCCACGCGCCGTCTGTGCGGCTCTGGCCGCTTGTTCGTAGCCACGCCGTTCTTCAGCACCAATGGTCGATCCAAGGCGTAATTGATTAAGAGCCTCGTCCTCGATGGTCTTGCGGATCTGCTCAGTCTCTGGCGTTGTCGTTGCACCGATTGGTTCAGTTGCCATCTGGCGATACTGCTGACCCAAGCCAACCGCAGTGCGGTAGGACTCTGGATCAATCTGATAAAGCTGTTGAGCTGCTCGCTCTTCTGGTAGCTGTGCAAAACTGCGGAATGATGTTATTTCCTTTAAGCCTTCAGGACTATCAATTGTGATAGGCTTAAAGTTCTTCTGCATATCCTGCGCGCCAGTAACTGCGCTGGTTACGCTTTTCAAGTCATCGTTGAGTTGCTTTACGAATGCCTCCGAAGATGTACGTTGCGCAGATCCAGCAGGAAGATCGGCAAGAAGCTTATTTGCCGTGTCTAGGCGTTCTTTGATTCCTGTGATTTGAGCGTTGCCACGATCAATCACGCTGTTAAGGCTGGATAGCTTTGAGTTATTGTAATCGTCAACAATGTTCTGGTCTGAAACTTGGAAGTTTAACATCGTGCCAAGGTCAGACGATCCGTAGTTACGAGCAGCGGAAAGCTGGGATAAAGCTTGGTTAAACTCTGGACCAGCATTTTGATTTTGCATTCTACCTCCACCAGAAGTCAATGCTTGAATCTGAGCAGCAAGAGAGTTGCGAGTGCCTTCTTGCAAGGTTGTGTCATTAAGGCGTTTTTCAAGACTGTCTACTTGTTTTCTTAGATTTCTATCGTCTATTACCTTCTGCACCTCCTCAAGACTTCTGTATGGATAGCCAGAACTTTTATTTTCATAGTCATCCGCATCCTTTGTTCCAGCGCGTGGAGTTGGGAAGCGCAAGATTGTGCCATCATCTTCAAGCCTGTATCTTGCTGGGTACATTCTTTCCATTGCAAATTGCCCAGGAGTTCCTGGTGCTTCGTATGGTCTATCTACTCTTCCAGCCATATTACGCCTTTAACTCTGGACTACCAATGTTTGTGCCAATCGTGCCATAAAAATCAAATGGTCCAGGCTGACGATTCATTGCTACATTCTGTTCAACTGAACTATACGGAGATGCTCCATAAAGACGCTCGAACTGTCGGGTCATCTGATCGCCTAATCCGCGATTCAAGGCATACGCCTGTGGGCTAGTCTCATACTGCCTACGGAGCGATTCTAGGGTGCGCTGTGGGCCGTATTGGCGTTCTAGTTGCATCCCAGCCTGCACACCAGCCTGCTGGTCTAGGGCTGATAACTGGCGTTCCAGAGAACGCTGTTGAGGCATATATTGGATACGAAGCTTGTTTTCAAGCTCTGCCATTGCTGGGGCTTTTTCAATATATGTGTCAATGTTCTTTTTGTATGCATCTGCATTAGCCTGCGCTACCGCCGCTGGATCGGGCGGGGGCGGAGGTGCAGGAATTGAAGGTCCTCCACCCATATTAAACTCTAGCCTTTCGCATAAATCTCATATAGTCGTAACTCCTTGGTTTACCAGAACGATTAAAGGTGATCCGCTTGCGAGGACCAAAACGCTCCCAAAGGAGCAACAGCAAGCATCTCAAGGATTTAGCACCTTTTGAGGATATAGTCAAATCAACAAATACATTCTCTCCATCTTCGCTATGCACATAATGATCAGCATTTTGTCCATCCTTTATGCACCTAGCCAAAGCCACTCCAGCTATGCCATCCTTATCCTCTACAATGCCTACCATGCCTTGCCTCTCAAACCAGCCAAACCAATCGGATAGGTTAGGCCACATAGCCTCTGGAACACCGCTTTGCTCAATATACTCAATAGCCGTCATATTGTCTTCTGAATCTCAATTGTATCCGGATTAGCTGCCGCCATAATTTGGCGAATAGCCATCTTGTTCGCAGGCGTGGAAATCTTGATGTTTAGCAAACGCCACTTCTCGTACTTGCGCAGATCGCTTGCCAGCTTCTTCTTAACCGATGTAGGAAGTACGGCTGGAAGCGTAAATGGAAGGGTTAGAACTGAACTTGCAATGTTGATGTTTGAGACAACGTCAATGTCGCCAACGTCAATATCGCGTTGAATTGAGATTGTCGCATCAGATGAGAATGAATTGTCAAAAATAACTTCAAAATGGCTTCCGTATTTTAGCGAGAATGGATCTGAAAAATTAAAATCTTTGGTGCGAACGTAAGAACTGTAGTCAGCCCCGGCATCTTGATAGTCTGAGGATGTAGTTCCTTCTGGAGATTTATAGCCAGCATACCTTTCAATAATCCCATTGGTCTTCTTGAACATCGCCCTAGAACCTTCTTGGTTAAAGTTTGTAAGCGTG